CATCAACATACACATCAACATTTACGTTCTTGGCTTGTTGTGCCTGTAAGTTTTTAAGCAACTCTTCTGCCGCGCCAATCTTATCTTCTACTGATGCAGATTTATCTAAAATTTTATTTTTATGAAAATCTAAATCAAATGCTTTAGCCGTTCTTGTTACATCTTTTCTAGGCTCTGCTACCTGAGGTCTAAGAGAACCTAAGGCTTTTCCTGCCGCTCTACCTAGTGCCGCTCCAGCAACTGCACCTGCTTTTTGTCCTGTGGTTGCTTCTGGGTCTGCCATAGTCTTACTTGCTAAAGGTCCGCCCATTGCCTGAACTGCTCTGTCTTTCATTTTATCCATTGTGCTTTGTGTTGGTTCAACACCTTTTGCTATTGCTGTTAAATCTAAAGAGAGTTGGTCTTTGTCTTTAAGTGGATATGTACCAGGCATAGGTTGGATATTGACATCACCGTTTTTAACTACTTTATCATATGGTAAAAATTGTCCTGGCTGAGGTTTGTTACCTAATTTAATTTCTACATTTCTCCATGCCCAATTACCTTTTTCATCTTGTTGAAATTGATAATGCATTCCAGTTGGGTCTGTAACGACTCCATTTTGCATTCCTTTCATTTGGGCTTTTTGTTGTGCAAACTGTCCTATTTCGCCTCTCTGTTGTGACTTTGCTTGGTTACCGGCGGCTTGTTTTGCCTTCAAAGCATCTGCTCTTTTTTGTTTTGCCATTGCGGCAAATCTACCGGATTGCATATCGTCATTAGACATAGCACCTTTTTCTTGACTTCGGTACATTGCAGATACACCAGTATTTCCCGGCTTTTCTAAAATAATGTCATGTATTTTCATTTTAACTCTCTTTATTTTCTAGTACTTTTTTAATACCTCTAGAGAATTTTTTAGCATCTCCACTTTTAATGCTGTTAATTAATCTACGTTCTAAATCCAATGCCTCTTCCGGACTATAAGTTTCATGTAATATGTCTTTTAAATTTTGTACACTTGTAACAACATGCTGTACTCTGTTTTCGAGAACATGATGCTTATCTCTGTCAACAGAAATTTGTTGTAATTCTTCTAAAATTGTTCTCGATTTTTTAATTGACATATTTAAAAATTCCCTATATCTTGTATTTATCAATTATAGGTCATTTTTTTTCATAAACTCACGCATGTTTAATGCTTGACTGACTGTGTCTTGTGTTTCAGGCTCTTCTGCTTTAATTGAACTTGTTCTTTTCAATTGGTCTAACAATCCACTTGAAGTAACACTGATTGCGCCTTCGTCATCCTCGTCTAAATCCTCAACTCTTAATGTATCTGGATTAAACTTTAAGTCTACTTTACTACCTACACCACTACTAGAACGTGTTTTCATAAACTGTATTTGATATCTACCACGTTCTCTCATAGCATTACTTGTGAAAATACCAATAACATTATCTGCTGTTTGTATTTTACTAATACCACCTGCAATATGATGGTGGTCAAATTCTATCTCTTCTACTGCACCTCTGTTTAACTGCGATGCTGTCACAAACAATGTGTTTGTTTCCATTGCTAAGTTTCTTAATTCTTCAGATACATACTTGTCTTTGATAAACAAATCACCTGGACTAACTCTTGCACTAATAGGACTCATTAAATCCAAGTAGTCTACAAGTATTGCATCTACTTTTATGTCTGCGTTTATTTCGTATTCTCTCACAAATGCTCTAATATCATTTGCATTTACACCATTAGGCATTTGTTTAACTCTGAACTTACCTGCACCTTTACCTTTCATACGCACTTTTAAGTCTACATCATCCATGTTACGCATAATCTCTTTTGTGCTGTATTGACTCACCATTGCATCAAGACGCATACTGATAAGTTGTTCACTAAGTTCTAAACTGATATAAACAACATTAAGACCTGCTAAACTCCAATTAACACCTAAGTTTTGCAAGAACAAACTTTTACCTGCGCCACTACCACCAGCAAAGATTGTAATCTCGCCTTTGTTAAGTCCACCATATAGTTTTTGGTCAATGTGTTTCCAGCCTGTGCTGACTGCACCTGCTTGACTTTTTATGTGTTGTAATCTTTCTTTAGGATTTTCAAAATAATCTAATCCTAAGTCTTTAACAAGACCTACTTGACTCGCTTCTTTAATTTTGCTTTCTACTGCACCATAATCTTGTTTTTCTAATAAATCTGTGCTGTCAAGTATTGCTTTCTCCAATGCTTTGTGTCTACAAAATTGTTCAAATGTATCCAAGAACCATTCAATGTGATTGTCTGTTAGTCCATCTATTCTTTCTAAATCAATATTTGTTGTTGCACTAATTTGGTCGATTGTGGGAATACTGCTATAATCAGTTGCATGTTCTTTTAAAAACTTAACTGCATCTTGAAATTTTCTATTAAACATATATGGTTCAATAATATTGTTTACTCTAACAAACAACTCAGGATCTGTAATTAAAAAATTTAAAAACAGTTGTTGTATATCTTCGTTATATTCTTGAATATTATCCATATATTTTATTTAACTCTTTTTGTACGTGATTGTATATTAATTTATGACCTATTTCGTTTGGATGTCCATCGTTTTGGCTAACTTTATTTTGATTCATCATGTGGGTCATAGGATTTTTAGTCCAAACAGATAAATCCATTTGGTCTAATAGGTCTTGTTCAAACTCTGTTATTGCAATATTTCTATCAAAAGACCAATTAGTCTTAATGTTAGGTATATGATTTTCAAAAGACATGCTTGTAAAAATATACTTGATATTCTTTTTATCTAAAATATTTTGCAATGACAAAACATTCTTAAAATATTCTACTCTAAAATCCTGCAATGTCTTACCATAAAAAACATCATAAACAAGACCATCTCTTATTTTATCATAAGACTTTAATACACTACTTAACTTAGGATTGCCTCTGTCCATATCTGCATGATTGTCTGTATGGTATCCATACAAGTCTCTTTTGTTGCTATCCGAAGCAGTTTCAAAAAATTGATTGTTTGTTGTGAATGATTCTGTTTGACAAAAATTTATCCATGTTTGTCGCATATCAGAGTAACGTTCTTTTCTATGTATAGCAGTCCATTGTATTATTGCGTAATCATATGATTCTTTGTTGAGCTCTTCAACAGTTCTCCTAAAAATTTTATCGTTACTGTTGCCGCCTACTGCAACATTGTTTGTTTCAAAATCTTCTTTAAAATGATCTGCCCATGTTGTTTGACCGTTATTAGTAATAAGATTTGTCTCAGGATCATGAATAACTTCAGACCCTCCTGTAAAACTACAACCATTTATTAATAACTTCATAACATTTTTGCCTGTACTTGAATCTTTATTTTATTATCTGTTGCATATTTAATTATGCTATTCACTGTGAGCAATCTACCATAATTCTCAACAGCATCAGCGGCGTCTTTGATATTGTCTTTCCAGGGAGGGAAACTAACTTCCCAACCTAGTTCAATCGCTTTATCAATTAAGTCCTTGCCTGCATCATCTCTGTCAGGACATAATATAACACGTTTATTTAACTTGTCAATAAGATGTGCTTGTTCTGATGTAACACCATTACCTAACACACTAATACCATCCACAAGTATAGCATCAAAGACGCCTTCTGTTACAATAACAAAATCTCTGTCATTGTTTACAAATCTATCCATATTAAACACATAACCACTTTGCATGTTTAAAAGATATTTTGCTGTTTCTTTATTAGGTGGATTTACATGTCTACCTGTCCAGCCAACTAACTTATTGTTGTATAGGAACGGAACAACTAGTCTAGCATTATACATGCTATCACCAAAATGCATCAATGGGTATTTCCCAAATAGTCCACGTTCTATTGCATAATCTTTTACTTTATGACCATCTGGTAAATTTTCTACCAAATTACAATCTTCTGGTAATTGTACTTGTTTGAATTCTGCCGCACTATAAACATAATCATCAACATCATCTATCTCTAATTCTTCTCCGTATTTCATTAAATTTAAAACTACAGAGTGAACATCTTTTGCACCTACACCAAGTGCTTCTGCAAGTGCTTTATATTTCTGTCCTAGTCTAGGACTTGGTGACCAACCTGTTGTAAAATTACAATTAAAACAATGATAACTTATTTTACTATTAGACTGTATAACACCACCACGTTTACGTTTATCACTACACATGGGACAATTAAAAGTAGTCCAACCGCTAGGAGTTTTGCCACTGTTTATAGGCAAATTGTCTAGCAATAATCGGTGTACTTGGTCAACTAATTCATGATGATGCATAAAACTATTATAGCATCTTGGACATAAAAGTCAACTAGTTTCTGAGTAATACTTTATCTACAGATCCTGATGTTTTATTGAACTTTACTCTAAGCCAATTAGTATTAATAACAAAATTAAAAGGATCTATTCCATTATAAGATGCATATGGAACTGCTGGTAATCCAGCATCTCCTTGTATATTAATATCATACCAATCTGATTCTTGTGTAGGTGTTGATTCTAATGCACTACCTTGCATAGTAATATTACCTACAAAATCTGTCATATAAAATGCTACAGTATGTCTACTGTGCCTAAAGTTCTTATCCTGATTTCCGTACATTGCAGATGAAACAAATGTATTTGCAGGATCACCTAATTCTGTATTACCTGTTTGCGTAAAAGTTGTAGAACTTTGTGATGCAATAGGTTCGTATTCTAAACTACTTCGGACTTCTAAATCTGTGATTATTCTATCATTCTGGTTTGCATACAAAGGATTTTGCGATACTCCACTATCAGAACTTTCTGTTATTGAAATATGATAAAATCCAGGATTTAAATCAGTTAAATCTCCTACAGTTAAATCTAGTCTTGCTTCACCATTTGTTCCACTATTGACTAGACTTAAAGGTTTAAAAACTACCCTTCTGCTTGTATTAGGATTTATAATACTAGCATAAAGTGTTTTAGAACTTAAATTTTGTAAAACTCTATCTCTATTTCTAATATAAAAGTTTAATTGATTGGTTAATCCTTTATGCACTACTAATTTTGTTTGATTCATAGGTCTATTATCCACGTTTATTCCGTCCGCACTAAGAACTAAATCTACGGACTGATTTCCTAAAATATATAATGTATGTGCTGTTCCACTTGACATATTCTATACCTTTATTATTACAGTATTTATCTAATCAAATATAAATATCATTGATGACTAAAGAAGAAGAACTACAAGAAAAATTTCCTTTTCTGTCAGGTTTACTATTCGGCGATAAAGAATATGTAGGAATCATACAAAATCAAGACAAACAAATCATAAGTTTTTATGATATTGAAGGTTGTAAATCTGAAGAACACAAAAAATTAATGCTGGAGTACGGCGATTTATGGTGGTGGGAAAGTAATAGACAACTCCCTATAGACATATTCTTATTTCAAGAAATGCAAGATTTACAATACACTTTAAGAACTTTTATGCTAAAAGAAACAGAAGTATTGTTTGGTCCTGTTACCAGTATGCAAAACATTCTTAAAAAGAGAATAAAAAGAAGAAGTATACAGTTGGTTAAAAAGACTGACTAAACCTTATCAACCAAAAGATTCAATTGAACTATAATGACCAGTGCATAACCTATTGCATGGCTTTTCTTAAAAAAGTAGTCATCTGTCTTTTCCCAAACTTCTTTTTCAATTACTTCCCATGTATTACCCACTAGATACCGTTTACCAGGTCTAATCATTGCAAGTATCATAGCAAGTTGCTCTACACTTTTAGGTGGATGTTGTTTAATAATTTCAAAATGATTACCTATGTGAAATAATTGTTCTACTATTTCTTTGTGTTCAAACAATTCCCACATAGGCTCTTTTGCTAATAGCCTATTTAAATGTGCTTCACTTTCTATATCTGTATACACACTATTGTTAAGAAAATCAACTTTAAAGAATCCCATATCTTCTGCTTCTTTGTGGTCAATAGTGCTGAATTCTTCTAAAGGAAAACTTGGAATAGGTTGAAAATAAACACCTGTATTATGCTTTTCAAAACCGTCTTCTCTTTTGATGCTGGCAGATATATGGTCAACCAATTTTAAAAACTGGTCTCTATCTGCCATATCTATATCAACATCAAAATTAATTTTCATTATTTTCCTTTAATTTTATCTAACATACGTTGTGCATTATACATTTCTTTAATAGGATTGTCATCCTCTAAATCTTCTAAAACTTTAAGTAGTGCATCTAACTTACTTACTTTATCTTCAGTGAGTGTGTATTTGCCTACATTTACGGCACTAGGTTCAGTGTTAATAGTAATATAATCTGTTTGACCTGATAAAATAGTATCCGATAATGTAAAAGTATCATCAGTGACTGTTATAGTATCTGTGCCTGTTAAAGTTATTGTTGAAAAATCATCATTCATGTTCGTCATCGAAAAGTATGCTCCATTTCATTAGTTTTTCTTTCTTTTCTTCCATTCTATCTGCAATTTGTTCATCAGTAACTAAACCACTCATTTTCATAATCTCAATCATGGTCATTACGTCACCAATTTCATCTTGAAGATTACGCAAATATTTTGTTTTGCCTTTACTACGAATCATTTTACTACAGGCTTGAATCAACTCGCCACACTCTTCCATAGTAATGACTAACATTTCTTCGCGTTTTTTCATATGTCTTTTCCTTTAAATTCTTCTGCTAATGGAAATATATTTGCAATTACATCTGCTACAGCATGAGCAATTTTAATATGCTCTTTTTGTGTACCATTAGCACCACGTAATTCAATATAGTGTATCCAACTACGCAATGTACCGTTTACATACATACGGCTTACAGTATTGCCTTCAGGTAGTACTGCTCTTGCCTGCTCTTTGGCAATACCGTTGCGTACAGCCCAATTATATGCGTCTGTGGCGGCATCTAAAACTGCTTTCTGTTTGTCGTGCCATTTCTCTGCCAACATTTCATGTTGAGTTTTATTACCACCTTTACCCATATCAGACAAATCTAAATCAATACTGTTTTGCCTATTCTTAGGATCTTGCAATCTTGCTTCTCTAAATTCAAAACTTAAATTCTGTGTAGGATCTGCATAACGTTGACTGAACTCTTGGAAACTAAAACTTCTATGTCTTAGAATCTGCCTAGCAATATCTCTGGTAGTTTCAATCTCTAAACATGCACTCACCATTTCAAGTGGGCTCCAATGTTTGTGTTTCATCAAATACTTCACAAGTTTCTCACTTGTTTCTGTATTGTGCTGATTTTCTGGGTTGCTTACTCTGGCACAATATGCCACTAAATCCAATGCCGATTCACTTCGATCAGGAAACTGTGGTGATTGGCTATAACTGATAATTTTTACCTTCATATTTTTGCATCCTTACATGCTCGTTTGATTTCATTTACTTCTTCTTTATTAGCAGTAAACAACTTCATCCAAAATGGAGGTTCAATGATATCTTCTATCATTTTTACTTGCTCACTACTAAATCTCTGTAATAATTGGTCTCCTGTTTCACTTAGATACAATACCCAAGGGCTAACTTTAGCACTTCTCAAGTCATGTACTGCCCTTGCAGGAGATACATCTGTAAAATAATTTTGCCAGTCATTGTTATTTTCTTTACCCCAACTCGCAAGATATATAATTGTTCTTTCTAATGCTTTAAGACCAGGTTCTTTTCTAACATATTCTTTTAAATATTTGTCATACTGTTTATCTGTTGCCCATTGTTTAAGTTTTACACCTGTTCTAATCAAATGCTCTGTGTAACGTTCTGGTTCAAGCCATTCATTTACTTGACATGCTCTACCATATTTTACAAATGCTTCATAGTATTGACTTTTGATAAACTCTTCTATGGTCTTAGGATTCTTTGCAGTGGTGTTAATCTCATAAAACATCTGAAAGGCTCTATGTGCTAAACGTATATGACTCATTTCTCTGTCTGCCCAACGTCTTTTCTTCACACACATATGAGCCGCTAGAGTTCTTTCACTCATAAAACTTTTGCCACACCATTTACATTCCATATTTTTCTTTCCAAATTGCAATAGTTTTATCTAAACCCTCATATAAACTTACTTTAGGCTCCCAACCTAATAAATTTTTTATCAAGGAGCAATCACTATTAAGTAAATATATTTCACCATGTCGCTTGGGTTTAGTATTCCAATTTACTTTTCCAGTCCAATTCAACTTATCTGCAATTATACTAACATATTCCTTAATTGTCAATGCATTATTAGGTCCTAATGTAAAAATTTGACCTATTGTTTTTGCTGGATTTTCAATTACTGTTTCCCAAGCATCTAACAAATCATCAATGTATAAAAAATTTCTATATGGTTCTCCGTATCCTAGATTTATTTCATTTGGGTTTGTCAACATCTGCATTATAACCTGTTCGGTTACAAAGAAGTCGTTATCTTTTCTACCATAACTGTTTGTTTGACGTATTGCTGTAAACGGTAAGCCATAACTTCTGTGAGCATATTCTAAATATTTTTCACAACCATACTTTGCAACGGCGTAGGGGGCATTTGGATTTGGAGTTGTACTTTCATCAAATACAGGAACACTTTCAATTTCTACACCTTCTTTGATTGTATCACTTATAGGTTGCCAACCAAAAACTTCCATTGTACTCGCAAACACAAAGTTTTTTAAATTAGGTAAATCTTTTGCAACTTCTATTAAATTTACTGTGCCTACATAATTTATTTCACTAAATGTAATTTGTTCATAAAAACTTTGTTCTACTTCTGTCCTAGCCGCAAGGTGTACAATTATCTCTGGATTTGCATCAAGCAATTCATTTTTAACTTTGTCGTGTTCTCTTAAATCACATGTTAAAAAAGACAAGTCGTGTCTATCTCTTAATCTTTCGACTAAGTGATGACCTATAAAACCTTGATGACCTGTAATGAATATTCTCATTTAAAAATCTCTTTTATTTCTTTATCTTCCATACCGTGTGCTTTAGCAAATTCTTTTAAAGAATTATCATCATTCAAACTTAAAAACAATTCAATCTCATCTGCTTTTAAATGAGGAAGAACTTTACTAACAAAGTCTCCTCTTTTACTTTTCTTTTTTCTACTATTTGGTGGTTTTATGTATGGGTGGTGTTGTACTTTACCACTGCCAGCCGCAGTCATAAGTAACCATTGCAATTCAGGGTGTTTGCTAACATCAGTAAACTTATGATTTACTAATTCATTTACCATCCAAATATAATCTGGTGCTTGGCTTCCTTGCACACTACTTGCATACCTCATCATCATCCAGGCACTAAATGCCTTCTTTTGTTCAGCAGTAAGTTTATTATACCAGTTTCTATCTTTTTTATCGATAGCCTTCATAACTTCTGCTAAAGGTATTTGAGGTTTTTTAGCCATTTACTTTTTCCAAATATGTATTAATATATGACTGCTCGCCGTCTGCTACAGTTTCATGCCATTCTTTTGTAGCATTTTCATCTGCGTTATCACTTATATATTTGTAACACTTAAAATTTACATTGTGATATTGGCAAACTTTTGCAAGTGCATAAGCCTCCATATCTACAACATCTGCAGGTATTTCCAGATTAGGATCACTTACAAAATTATCACCTGTGCTACAAGTTAAACCTTGTCCAAATGATATAACTTTATCATCTTCGAATGGCGTTTGCCCTAAGTCAAAACCAAACTCACAACATTTCATATCTCGTTGTACAAACTTTTTCATTTCGTGTAAACCGCTATCTACATTAATGCCACCTGCTGTACCAAAGTTCCAAACAGTATCAGGTTTATATTGTTGTATTAATGCTGATGCCACCATGGCGGCATTTACTTTTCCTACTCCTGTAAAATACACATTATCCCACTTTGACATAGTAGGTGCTTCTTCAGGCAATGCTATTAAAATTAAATTATTCATAATCTACTACACTATAACTTTCTACTCCACAATAGTCAAGTAATTTTTTAGTTCCTTCTAAAAATTTTAAATCCATTACACAGGCATAATATATTTCATCTGCTCCTGCTTTTTCTAATAGACCTACCATAGCATTTGCTGTGCCGCCCGTAGCACTTACATCATCTATGATACATACTTTTGAACCATCTTTAAGATTAACTGACTGTGGTATCTCCAGTGTTGCTTCTCCGTACTCCAATGTATAGGAATAACTGTCTACTGGAGGCGGCAGTTTTCCTTTCTTTCTAGCCATTGTAAACGGAATACTTAAATTGTAAGATACAGGAGCACCCCATATAAAACCTCTGGCATCAGGTGCCACAATATGTGTAATACCTGTTTCTTTACAGTAAGCAGAAATTTTATCTACTGTATATTTAAATGCCTTAGGGTTTTCCAAAATACTGCTGATGTCTTTGAACTGTACACCTTTAACTGGAAAGTCAGGGACGTTGCGAATTATCTTTTTAAGATCCATATTCGTCATCATACTCTTCCCAATAATCTGACATGTTCTCATCGCTCTCTGGGTCTTTGTATTCGTCTCTCCATTTGTCTGTGCTCCAACCTACTGCGGCTTCGTAACTTTTGCCCATTGTGTCGTTCATATCATAGTTGGCTTCTAACCAAACTTTGTCGTATGCTAAATCCTCTACAAACTCTCCCATGTGAGTTTCGTTCACTGTCATAACAAGTTTCTTTTCGTCGAACTCTTCATCAGTGTCTATGAACCAACTTGCAAAACCACCTTTCTCCACACTCATAAAAATCATAACAGGAGTACAGCCTTCTGGTGTTTCACCACTAGCATCAGTGCTAATGTATGCACCTTCTCTGCCTTTTAGCCAATGTGCTTCTGCACTCATTTCATTTTCCCAATCTCCGCCCCAGTCATCTGAGCCATCAGTTGGTACAGGAGTTACAACAAACCCTCCATCTGCAAATGCGGCATTGATATGCTCTTTATCATCTATAGCATACCATCCTTCTGTTTCATTGCCATCTTCAAAAATGTTTGGAGATTCCGGATCTATTCCGTCATCATCGTCCCAGTCTGCAAGTGCCAACACATGGTCAATAAATCCACTTTCGTGTGAACCATCTTCTTCAATTTTAGGTGCCCAATATTGTGCAAACTCTTCTGAAACTGTGCCCATAGCACATTCGCCACCATATCTACCACCATCTATTCTATATCTATACTTTGCCATAATTTCCTCCTAGTCTAGCAAATGAGCAACATCAATTTCATTTGGAATTTTATTTGCTTCTTTCACAAAAAATGCACACTTAGGATTTGGTTTATTTTCTAAAGGTGCAACTAACATGTGACCGTTTTTTAGTTTTGGAAAAAACCATTTTACATCTTGATAAATGTTAGTGATTTTTATTTCCTCACATTCAATTAATTTTCTTCCTAGAGGATTTAATGTTGCAGTTAAAAATCCTCTATTGTTTAAACTTGTTAAAGGTATTACTTCTATACCACTTAAATCTTCATCTGTAATTGCTATACTCCAATCCATTGGCATTTGTATTGTTTTACCACCTATCTGCAAACATATTGCAGGTGCATAAAAACTTTCTAAAAAAATCAATGGCAAAAAATAATAATCCATGAAATCACCTTCTGTGGTGTCAAACACACAAAATCGTATGTCATCTATTTCATCAGGTACATGGTCTATTTCGTAAACTTCATTATCTACTGTTAATATTTTCATTTGTACTCCACTTTTGTCACCTGGAAAGGAAAACCTTGCTCTTTATAAAATGCTTTTCTTTTAGTCAAGTGTCTTTTACTATATTTTAAATTACTCGTAATGTCTATAACATTTAGATAGTCTTTGTCTTCGGCTTTACGAATACCTCTTCCAATACTTTGTATTACACGAACAAAACTTTTACCAGGTTCAATTAATACCAAATTAAAAATTCTTGGTATGTTGATTCCAACTGCGGCAACACCATATGTTGCAACAATTACTTTATTGTTTAATTCACTTATTTCTCTATACTCCTTTTGCCTGTCTGCCACTTTCATATCTCCGCTTATGAAAACCCAATCCGGGTGCATATCAGATAATAATTCTCCTGTTGCAATTCTGTCAATTAATACAAGGGTATTTCCAGAGCCACTGATACTATTAATAATACTACTAATTTCAGATACCCTGTCTTTATCAGTCACAAGCCACTTTAACTCTTGAGCATAATTATTAAAGCCTAATACACCATCTTGTAACTGTAAAATGTTTATGTCTAGATTTGCAAGAACACCTTTTTCTTGCAACTCTTTACTACTTAAATTTCCTATAACTGGACCAATAGAACAAATACAACCTATTGCTTCATGTTCGTCTTTGGGTATTGTTCCAGTTAATCCCCAACGTACAGGAACATTTCTAAAAGGTCCTCCTAGTAGGTTTCTCAATACATCTGCTTTTGCTTTATGTACTTCATCTACCATAATACATACAACACCATCTAAGAAGTCATCAATAGGAAAATCTGCTTCATATTTTTTACTTTTCTTTTCTAGTATTGCTAAACTTTGCCAAGTACATATGGTATGAGTTTTATCATATTCCTTTCTATCTCCAAACAATACACCAACATCAAGTCCTAAATTTTTATAGTCTCTTTCTGTTTGTAATACTAAATCTTTATTTGGAACAATTACTATACTTCTACCATATGGCTCACATAAATCGCTTAAGGCGGCTGTTATGAGCGTCTTACCGGCGCCTGTAGCCACCTCTTGCAGACTTTGGGGGTTCTTTAAAAAGTTGTTGATTACATCAACTTGATAATCCCTTAGGATAATAGGTTCTCCTTCAGCAGGATGACCTTTGGGCCATGCAATGTTATCATATCTTGTTTGCTCAATTTCTTCAAAATCAAATGACCAAACATTTCGATTGTCTTGTACTTCAACATCATATCCTGCTTCTTGTACAATAGGCAACAACTTGTCAAGCAGATTCATATATGTTCTTCCGCCTATATCACAGAATCGAACACAACCATCCCACCTGCCTAATTTATATGCAGGCATATGATATGCATACGGTAAGAAGAATTTAACTGCTTCAGATATCTTGCGTCTTGTTTTTACATCAAGACCAACAAACTTTACATTTACTTCATCACGTATTTCTAAGACACATTTTGCCATGTATTTTCCTTTGTTATATTGTACTACCAGTTATAGTCAAATGTCAAGTAAAATTCTCTACCTTCATTTTCATAAAACGGTACTACTTCTACAACTTCGTTAGTTACGTTTTCTACTTTAAATGCTAACGTAAATTTATCCCATTTCTTTGTGATATAAAAATCCAATTTTTGTAAATCTTCTAAGTGTGTTTCACCTTCTGGTAACACATCAAATTCACTTGGTAATCTATCAAGGTTAATTGCATATCTAAGTCTAAAGTCTATGTCTTTGAACGTTTGTCTCCAATCGATAGTACTTGAGTACTTTGGTGCTCTTGGTTGGTCTGTGTCATTGTACATTAGTAATATTCTAACAGGACCAAATACTTGATTAAATTTTATACCTTGTGTAACATAATCTCCTGCATTAAAGTATTGAGGATTTACAAAAACATCTCCCATCACAAAACCGTCTTGATATTCTATTGTTTCATCAAATTCAAATCGATACAAAGATAAAACACCGTAACCAATTTCATATCCAATACCTTCTTCAGGTTTCAAATCTGGATTTGCTAATACAAAGTTATCTCCAAACAACTCATACAATGTAGGTTTTCTAAAACTATTTCCCACATTCAAAAAGAATTGTCCTTTAGACATTCCTAGTCTAAGAGCATTTTGTTTGTCATTACCTAGTCTAACTCCAAAGTTATAATCTAAAACAAAACTTGCATTTGCTTGAAAAAACAATCCAAAATTTTCATCTTCGTAAATCTTTTCACCAGCACTTGATGTAGTTTTGTAATACAACTTTTCAGCATCCATTCCATAATCTATGGATAACTTATTACTAAGTTGTCTAGTATCAGCAACTCTTAAATAATCTGTATAACTTTCATTTGTGTATGTTTCAACATCTTTTGTAAAATAATTACTGTTCACATAACTTCTACCTATAGTTAGGTATTTGTTTCTAATCGATACATTGTAACGTTCACCGTCTTCAACACAATCATTACTAACACTAAAATCAACTGCGTCATAGCAATTATCATAATCATATGTGTAATCTGCATACTTACCGACCAACGTCCAGTCGCCAGCATCAATTATTGTTTTGAATTGACTAAATTCGTAATTGTCTTCTTCATCATTATCATTACGAACACTATCCATGCCATCTTCTAATCTTACGAATTGAATTTGGTCTATAGGAGCAACTCTAATATAATTAATTTCATCTTCTAGTCTAATAGTCATTCCTGAATCAATAGTGTCTTGTATTAATACTGTTCCTGCAATACTACCTGAACCGTACAATACACCATTTGCTCCTGAAATAACTTTAATACGTTCACCTGATACAATGTCATGCCCAAAGTTATACCAACCACTTCCCGGCTCGTTTGATGGTATACCATTTACAAAAACTGATGTATGAACTGTTTGTGTGCCTTTTTCATTGTATCCAATAAAGCCACCATAGCCGCCTGGATTGTATGTAAAAGCAGGGAGTATTGAACTAATCAATCTACTACTTGTAGTTGGCTTAGTTTCGTACACCTCTTCTTGTTGTCCCACAACTAACACTTCTTCTATTTCGTCTGCGTTGGCTTCCTGTGCCCATAACATGAACAACATGAAAACAAATACGAAATATAATGGTGACATGTTAATGTGGAAATTTTTGTCAAAGTCGTTCATTCTTTCTCCATGTTAATTAACAACTTATAATTATACACAAAGAATAGGAAAAGTCAAGAACTTATTAAGAAAATATAAAAGGTGAAGCCCGGAAGAACTCCGGGCTTCTATGGTGCTCCGTGTGGGGGATGACTAACGTTTGAGCACCAGGGAACCGTTAGCAGTATTACTTATTTTAGATAACACCTGACATACAAGTAGTTTTGGCTAAAGATTTCCAGTTCTCAGAATCCATTTTTCTAAGGTCTGCAATCTTAAGAACCATACGCAAACTAATCTCTCTAAGTTTGTCTGTGTTCTCAACCATGAAGTCAATAATCTCAGTATCGCCTTCTTCACCAAACTTGTATTCTTCAAGCATACCATCCCTAACAATCTGCTTGATTCTAAGGAACTTGTCTCTAGCAGAGCTCATTGTAAGATCCAAGTAATGACATCTTGACATAAGAGCCGCTAAGTGATCCTTAATCTTTTTAGAACGAACATTTTCAAAATCAACGTTAGTAATAAAGATACAACCACCTTTGAACTCAAACCTATCAGGTATACCTTCTCTACGAAGTGCATTGGACTCTGACTTCCAAGTAATGTATCGCTTCTTACCTGAGTCAAGTGTAGCCTTAAGCATGTTCAAACATACTTCATCAAACAATACAGAGTCACAGTCATCAAATACTAAGATGTTACCTTTATCTGAATTGTTAAAAAGTGTTTGGAACAAACCGATAGGTGTAACAGAACCTTTTACAACTTCTGTTCTCCTAGGCTTACCAGCAACTTCTGTAAGCATGTCGTAATCTTCTAATACAGTTTCTACACCAAAAGACTTACCAACTCCTGGAGGGCCACTTACAATCATACCTCTAACAGTACCTTCTGCAACTGCATGAGTCATTCTGTCCAAAATATCAAACCTTTCACGAATACGTTCAATGGCTTGCTCATCGGACTCTTCCTTCTGCTCTGCAGGGGTATTGTCGATTTTAGGTTGCTCGGCATATACAGCCGGAGTTACATATTCAAGGTCCTGTGTAGGATCTTCAATAAGAACACGGATTTTGCTGAACTGGTCGCCAAGGACTTCAGTACCATCAACAGTAATGAAAGCACCTTTCTTACCAATGTTTAAAGGCTTAACAATAGGAAAAACCATGTTATCAACAGTATTCTTCCTGTATGTGCCTTGCTTAATTTTTACAAAGTTAGTCATCTTTACTCCCGTTTTGTTTAACTTATACATACTATTATACTTCTTTTACGGGGGAAGTCAACCTTTTTTGCCAGTTTTTTTGGTAAAAAGTTAATCTTTTTTGATGTTTAGCATGAAAAAGCAGGTTTGTAAGCATTTTGCCTGCCATTTTGCATCGTCTACAGCACTATGTAGGTCTTCTTGGACGCCTTTTCTAGGGTCAACTTCCATCATGCTGAATACAGTTCTGCTATCTCTGATTTGCCAATATGCCCAATTTGTATGGGTATTATGCATTTTATATAGATTCTCAATAATGACCATATCAAATTGTGGGCCTTGACACCAAATTTCGTCACAGCCTACAAGCCATTTATTAAGTGATTTTGTGAATTCTGTTAAACTAGTCCTGCCTTCATCTGAAAAGGCTTTCTCTCTAATATGTTCAGGTTGTTTTGCCCACCATTCTAAAGTACCATTATCAATATCACGATTCATTGACGTTTGTTCGTCAATGTCTAATTTAAAGTCTAAAAAACTGTGTGGTTCTTCATTTGTGTAGGGATTAAATTTTACGCCACCCACACTTAATACTACTGCTTCTGGCGTAGTAGCCAGAGTTTCAATATCAATCATTGCATGGGTGGGCATAATTACTTAGTTCCTTGTAGTTTATACTGTCCAAATAATTTACCAAAAAGAACAGATGCTTCATCATCAGTAAGTTGTGGCTCGCTCCAAGCGGATCTTTCTTCAATGTTTAATTGACGCCATTTACTGTAATTAGTATCAAAAGACTCTTTGATATCATATTGGAATTGAAATTGGTCGCTCATAATTACTCCTTAATAAAATAATGTTTATATTTTACTAAAAATTTAATACTATGTCAACCTTTTAAAATATTTTTTATACAAAGAATCTTCTAATCCATATGCTTCTTTTTCCCAAGGCAAATGACTATAGGGAGTATTCTTTCTTGAAGATTCTTTAAATTTGAACTCGAACTGTTTATTAATTAATTGTTTTGCATGAACTAGTTCATGTGTTAAATTTAATAAAAGTTCTTCTCTGGTGTAGGTGTAATCATTGCTTTTTCTTGCTAGTTCAATTTCTATGTGTTCTGAATCTCCCCAACAATAACCTGCTAAATTATCATCTACTTTGTTCAAAATGTCAATATGCACATCAACAGTATGATTAAATTCTGGGCAATGGTCATTAATAAGCAATTCAGATGCAAGTATTACATCTTGTTTTTTAGCCAGCCTGCCATTGATAAAAACATGAACCATTTATGATATAACGATATCTTCCATACCAGCAGTTCTTAGTCTAGTTATGTGACCAATTTGCCATTGTTTGGTATCGAGTCCTTTCATTATACCTAAATATTTATTTCGTAATAATGCATATTGATTGCAAAGGTGCGTTAGGTCAATAACACTATCTTCACTATCAACAAATTTTTCAGCATCTCTGCTTGATAATTGCCTATTATAATGTTCTAGATATTTTCTAAACACTCTACTGCGTTCTTTACGCAATTCAATATTTAGGTGTTCTAGTATTGCTTCAATCTCTTGAAGTTGGTTAAAACGATGTTCTGTTATGCCAGGTAAGGCAGAACTGGATTTCTCCAGACTGCCTTTTATACTGCATTCGTATTTGGCTTCTTCTAACTCTTTCTCATAGTATTCAATTGAGTCAACAATTTTGCTCAAATCTGCTACTACTGAATTATACCAGCCAGCCATTAGTATTCCCAATCATCATCTTCTTCTTCGAAATCATCTACACCGAAATGACTTGCAACTGCTGTTTTAAGAGCAGTATCAAATGTATCCATTTCTTCTTGTAGATTGCCCATGTCGGCTTCTTCGTCAAATACTCTGACAAGATGCTCAGCCGCTTCTATACGGTCTTTCTTAGGAACGTAATGTTTCATACTATCCCAGATACTAACTAGTAATAAAATATCAGGATTCATCGATTAATTCCTCTTCATTAAAATTATCGAGTTCGCTGACGTCTATGTCGTCATCTGCTTCTGCATCCTTTTTAGGATTTTGTCCGAACTCTTGCATAATTATTTCAAGTTTATCGCCAGTCCATCCTTTTCTGAACTCTTTTATCTCTTCACCTGTTACAGGCGAGACATAAGATAGTTTATTACCAACTTTTTCCAGTATACCTTTTGTCTCTAGCATTTCAACCATACCACTGTATGGGTCCATTCCAGTTTCATAAGGTATTTTAACTTGTACACTTTCAAAAGGTTTGCTGTAACGAGTTTTCATAACTTTACAAGCGGCACGAATTCCTTGTACCGTTGATACTTTATTACCGTCAGCATCTTCTTTAAGTTTAAGTTTTTTCATTGCAATAACAATACTACTTGCATAGATAAATCCTTGTCCACCTGATATTTTATCATCTGGATC